CGCGCCTCCCTAACCTGCGAATAATGTCCCGTAGATCTGGAAGGGTTAAGTGCCGCTTCATAAGCTGAAGTACGGGATATTTCCCTAATACTCCTACGAACGGCTGCCGTCCCCTCAGTTCACTCTCCAACTCGAAGCCTCGAGCAGGTGCGTTCTTGACTACACCCAATTGGCTGTTATTAACTACAATATCAGTATCTTGGTCAATCAGACTTTTAGCGTAGGACGCCTCTAACATCGGTAAGAATACTGACTTGCTTTTCTGTTCTAACACCCATTTCTCGACACTACTAACGTGGTGAGACAAATAATCACCTGTTGCATATGACCTGTATTTCCCAAAATTCAAATCTCTTTCGTCATACACTGTTCTCCCAGTATATGTTACTTTGGCACACTTTATCTGAGTGGCTCCCTTAATGCTAAACACTGGCCCGCCGTTAAGCGACAACTCCCCTAGTAAGCACCTCCGTACTAACTTATGGCTGTAACCTGTCCTATGCCCGACACTCTTGACCAATAACTCAGCACACAAATTGTGCCCACTCCTATTAATCAGTGAACGAGCGCTGCCTACCATACTGAGCAACGCCCCCTCACTGCCGGGCACCCCCTCGGTTACCCAATTGCCGCTGACGGTTGCGGCTACACTTCGCATGGCATATCCTATCGCATATTGTTTTTCAATCGCCATCCGTAAAAATTCTCTCGTGTGCAGGCCGATACTCTGCTTCAGTGGATTCAACCTAACGCCCCTCGCACTGAGCTCCGTCAGTAACCGACTAACATCACTGTAACTGTAAAACACCGACACAACGTCGTCACCCGTGTGTAGTGAATTGTACCTACCCGTACGCCACATGTCCGGTGCGGCAGCGATGATATACGCTGCGTTCAGTACACTATTAATGAAAGTAGTGCCCCTATGTCCAGACATCAATGTCCCAATTATCCGCCCGATATACTCGCCTGCGGCATACGCTTCCATTTTCGAAAAGCTCTCACATAACCGCTTCGCGTATGCTCTATCGTACCCGGTGTACGCACACGCCTCTTCGAATAGTATTCGCATGGACGCCTCCGTATGCTGTGAATTGAAGTCATCGTAGTCCATCATCACCGATATATCTGTCCACGAGCCTAACTTCTTCACCCGCTCCGCAATCGTCGACATACCCCCCGAACCCGGATCTAACAACACTCTATCATTCTTCCACGCTTTCTCAATCGGTTTCAGAAAATGCTCAAAAGCTACGTACGAGACTGTATCACACGCCAATATCAACCGCACCTTGCCGTTC